TGTCAATGTTGCTGCACCTACATTGTAAATCAATTTGGTAATGGAGTAATCATTTGCATTTGCATTCATAGCATTAGTCACGTAAACAGTAGCTTGTTTAGCATAAACATAAGGTTCAAAATCACTTGAATTAGCAAAAGTCGTTCCAACCAAAGCAACTGCAAAAGAAACGCTTAAATCTGTCAATGCAAAGTGTCTGAAAAAATAAGTGTTGGAACCTGGAATAAAACAGAAACAAAGCACATATCCATTTGAAATTAAAATATCATTTACAAGAACTGTTCCATCACTCACATCAACTCGAATAATGCTTTCTAAATAATTAATGCTTGGTGTATCACTAATCAAATTTCCTCCTGATTGATAGTACATTTTATTGCTGTCATTGAAAGCAATTGGCAATCCCATAACCGTAAATATTTCATCAGAAATAGAGTCCAAGAAAGCTAAAGAATAAGCACGAACTCCAGAAGTATCAAGAATCAATAATAATTCATCAGCAGCCTTGAAACCTGAACTTGTAAAAGGATATGATGTTGCTCCTGAACCCTTGAAAGTATAAGTTCCACCATTGGCATAAGCATCAGTAGCTCTTGCAAGAAAAAAATATTTATTTGGCAATAATTCTATTGGCAAAGGAATACTCCAAACTGTTCCTGTCAATGTCAAAATCTGCTCAATATCATTCAATGTGTTTGGCAGTTTTTTTAATGCTTCCAAAATCTGATATTGAGTATCATCGCTATCTTGTGTTCCTGTTGGAACAATCCCTACGGTTTGCAATAACTTATACAAATTGGTCAATACATCCCCATAAATTTCCTCAACAACTGGAGTTCCTTCTTCGGTATCTGTTTCATTTTTGATTGTAGAAAATGGAAATTTGGCATCATCATTTTGTGGTACCACTAAATTTTTTATCGTTCTCATTGATTAATTTTTTATAATTGAACTACTTCTATATGAATTTTCAAACTTTGAGCAGAAGTGGCAAGTTCTCTCAAACTTAATTGAAATTGAGTTGTTGAAATTGGCTTAAATATAACTTGCGTAATATCATTATCCGTATCTAAACTTGCACTTTCACCTTGTACCCAAGTTTTTACAATATAATTTGTATTTGCCATTGTAACTGCCATTGTACAAGTAATAGTAGAATCTGGACCAGTACTTGCTAATGTAGCAGCCGTTATTTGTCCACTAACAGGTAAACTCCCTGTTCCCGCAACATTTAAACCACTAAACCAACCTACATTCTTTACAGGACTTGCTCCAATTCCATCAATAATAGCTTTATCTTCTTTAGACAAAAGTCCATTTCTTTCATCAGGGTCTCCCGTTGGTTTTGCTAAATAACCCCCTGAATCAGCTCCAATTACTCTACGTGTAAAAGTAACTTTATTTACCAATGGAGTTGTGGCAACTGTATCAATTGTACCCGCATTTTCTTCCGCTTGTGATGCTTTTTTCAAGAAAAGTAATTCAGTACACATCGCATTCAAACTATTCCAATCAGCTACTCTAACAATCGATGCTCCTCCGCTTGTTTTGATTACTCTAACATATTCGTTTGCCTTGAAATTTCCTGAATACGTAACTGCCATACTTGTGGGTCCAGAACCCTTAATTAAGGTTTCTGTTGTTTTATTTGCAGAAGCCAAACAAACTAAAAACTCATTGTCTTTCATCAATGATAATTTAATATCTACTGAAAGGGTATCTGTTCCATTAGTGGTCAAAGGATAAATATAATCGTTCTTTGATGCTAAAGCCGATAATGATTGAATGATTTGATAACCGCTTGTTTCATTGTCTGGAAGCCCTGTTGGCACAATATCATACAATCGCATTAATTTGGAAATGTTGCTATGCAAATCACCATAAACAGAACGATTTACTGGAGTTCCATCCCCTGAACCCTGATTGTCTTTTATCCTTCCATCAGGATAATTAGCAAGGTCACTATTATCTACGTTTACGTTATTTTTTAATGGTATCATATTTTTTTATTTAAAGTGTAATTTCATAATAAGTAACATAAACTTCCACAGTTGTATTTGGGTCAGTAGGGGTTGTTGGATTTGACGTGGCAGTTAACGTTAATGCCTGATTAAAAAAACTTCCTGTTGTAGATAAATTCCCGCCCAAGGCAGCTATAGTTTGTTCAGTAACCGAAGAACTTCCTATTTGAGTACTAAAACTACTTATAGATTGACCTGCCAATTTTACAATCCAAGGACTACCAGAATTTCCCCACCCCAAATTATCTATGTACTTAAACAAAAAATGAATAGGAAAATAAAGCTTTCCAGAGATAGCAGGAATTAATTCAATTGGAGTAGTCATTAATGCCAATAATTCTGCGTGTGTAATTGTTTTTTTTGCAATCTTTGTTCTCACTTCCTGATCTACATAATCCATCATCAATTCCCTATTGGCTCCATCTTCTATATTTGATAGGCTTTTAGCAGTTGTTTTTCCTGATATTTTAGCTAAAATATCATCATTTACGTCTTGTCTTGTAATTGCCATAATTATTATTTTTTAGTTATAAACATCATTGTAAATGTCATTATGTATTCTTGGTGCAACATAATCGGTAAAATTAATAAAAGTAAAAGCAACTAAATGCGCTGGTTTCAATTTTAATACTAATTCTCTAAATTCTTCTTCTCTTTTTGGAGGAATATTTGCCATATCACCTAAAATTTTACCTCCGATAAAAAAAGTCGCCCATAATTTACTATCATCAACCGAATAAGATTCATTTGTCTTGTATGAGTTAGCAATAACTTGTGAACTTCCTCCGCCGTGCTGCAAACCAATTCCGTGTTGTGTAGTTCCTCCGTGATCAACCGTGGCAACCGCCATCGAAATTATATCTTGTGGCCTTTGGAAAGGTCTTGTGTTTTCGTGAACATAAACATCAAATCCTGCTAATTGTAATTGATATTCAATGTAATTTTTATGTTGTCTAGCAGGAACATTTCGACCCCTACCCATTCTTCTGAAAATAGCTTTTCTTCTATCGGCCACACTCAACGAAAGGTCTGTAACCATTCCAAAACGATATTCCCATAAAGCACAATCATCAATATTAAAATTTTCATTGTCTGGAAATGTTGAATCTATTGTAGAATTAGCATCGTTTAACAACCGAATAAAACTCATATTGAAAGCAAGATGAATCTTATTCATAATACTATCTTTCAGCATATAAAACGCTCTGCCCGTTGGATATAATTGCGAAGCCAAATCACTCATTATAGAAGATAAAGTCGCTTTATTTCCTGTTGGGAATCTATGAGGCGTTTTGAATCCGTGAGGAGTTTTAAGTCCGTGAACGGTGCTTTTTTCTGTTACTTCATAAGCCATATTACACGAATGTTAAGTTTCTTAAATAAGGAATATTTCCAAGAGTAAATTCATAAGATACAATCTCGTTTCCATCAACATACAAAGTCAATACATTAAAGAAATTTCCATTAGTCAAAGCATCTGTAACAACCGACTGAACTTTTCCTGAATACAAAATATCATTCTTATTCCTTCTCAAATCGGCACCCGAAATAAACGGTCTTACATCGTAAAGAAAATCAACAATACTACTTTCAATTGCATCCCTTACTGATAGAGAATCGTCTGACAATCCTGAAATTGTAACATCAACCGGAACAAGGGTTATTGCAGAAACTTGAACATCAGCTTGCATTGGTCGCCTTCCTCTTTCATTTATTGGTTTAGTAATATCTGGGTCTTGTTCAACAACATATTCCACATCAGTAAGAATTGTGCTTGTTGGAGTTCCTTTTCCATCTATACTATCAACCAATGTAGCTTCTACATACAAATCAATAATACTTGTATCAATATCCCTAACATAAGGATAAACTAATCTTACTCCCTGTGCATCGGTACACCATTGGCGATAATCTGCTCTTGAACCTCCCTGTGGCTCCAACTGAATTGCACTCAAAATAGATTGTCGATATAATTCTGTAGTTTCTCCTGCTTTTGGCTGAACTAAAACTTCTACAACTGAAACAGTTTTATCAACTCCGATAACAGGTTCCGTAATAGTCAAATTATCGGCTACATTCAAATTATAATCAACTCCTGCGCCTATTGAACGAACTTCTATTTCATCGGCTGTTCCTGTCAAAATATATTCTGAATCCAAAATATAAACTTGTCCAGGATTTAGCGTTCCTTCATTTGATTTAAAAGTCAAATTAACTCTCAAAACTGAACCTGCAACTCCCGTTACGGCAACCTTGAATGAACCTACAGAATCAGGAAAAGGATTTCTGTTCATATAAATTATCCCTTGT